CTTTATAGATAATTTTGATGCAAGACCTGCACATATGGTGTCACTCCATCTATAAGGTATATCTGTGTCTTGATTAGAAGCATTTACATCCTCTTGTTGATTCATTGCCCAATATACTAGAGATAATGTAGAAGTATTAGGAACTGACCAGAAATATATTACAGGTGTATATTGCCTGTCTATCATGTATTGACTTGGTTTGCCAGCAGTTGTTTTATTTGGCAATTGATTGTATTCTTGCAATGTAATTCTATTTATTATTTGATCTGTGTCAGAATTACTATCTCTTATGACTGCATCTAATATATCTATTGTCCCGACAGGCAAAGTATAATTAGTTGTGCCACTGGCTAATGTCAAAGTATTTTGAGTAACAGTCCAGTAATTAATACCACGATTTGCAAATTCTGAAAATAATAAATTTATACTTCTTCTCGCAGATCTAGCATGATCTCCAGTTCTAGTTTGGGGATCAATGCCACATCTCTCGAATGACTCTGCTATTATTTCCTCAACATTAGGTCTAAATGCTACTGTTCCAGATGTTGCCATATTTCACTCTAATATTTCTTCGCCATTGTTAAAACGATCTGATATGAGTCACCACTGCCTGCCCCAGTTGTAGTAAACATTATATCACCACTTGGACTTGTGCCAGTTTGCTTAGTGTTTGGTAAACCACCTATATCTACATAATCAACCTCACCACTTTGACCTTCATCAAGATTTAACATAATAATATCAGGACTTGCGTCAGCTAAAACTCTTACAGTCATGCCTTTAACAACCCAAGTACATTTTAGTATTTTAACTCCAGTACATGCACTGCCATTAGAATTAGCTTGTAATGTTGAAACATCAACCTTTTTAACTGCAGATTCATCTCCTGTATCTACATACTGATATTGGAATGCCATAACAATTTGACGAGTATTTTCAGAAAGAATAGTGCTTGATGTTATATCTGCCAAATTAATCTCCTAAAATAGTGGGTGAAAAATTAATCTCACCCAAATTAAATTATGCAATCTGTACATACTCAATAATAAAAGTAAAAGAGCCTGCAGTAGTTGCGTCAACTGTATTAGTTATATTGCAGAAAATAGTTCTTTCAGCAGAAGTATATTGTGCGGAAACTGGAGCAGTTGTTGCACTCTGTGTTGTTGCGACGAGTGTAGTTGTTGTTACATTCCCTACGACGACAGTTGTTCCACCATCAAGAATTTCATCTGTTACTGCTGCAACAATTTGTGCACCAGAACTAGATGTGCCAACTTCATAACCAATATCACCAGTTCCAATAACTGGAGCAGTAGCACAGAATATTTTTATGTCTGTAATTATTGTGTTAGCAGGTTGAGTAAACTGACCAATTGCTGGGCTATCCCCTGCAGTAGTGTTTACAGTCACACCTGTTGCAAAGCCAACGTGCTTTACATATTTGTTTGTTACAATACCTGTTGAAGCAATAGTAGCAACGTCAGTAAATGCACCTGTTGAAGTATTTTTAGAAACAACTTTAAAACCATTTTCAGACCTGACTGGTCCTGTAAATGTAGTATTAGCCATATCAATCTCCTTGTCTTGGCAAGTGTCTGCTTTCGCAGTCAAGGTTTATGTTTAGGAGAGGAGTTATCCCCTCTCCCATTCTAATTTTTATGCAGCACCTTCTGTACCGAAAACTCCACGCCAATCAGTAAAACCGAAAGAATATCTTTCTCTTACTTTATAACGTACATTTCCTGTTTCGAAATCACCTTCCATGCCTTTTTTCATAGGACTTCTTTGGAACATTTTTAATCCATCAGGAACATCAGTTTTGATAAAGAATGCATCTGAATCTGTAAGACGTCTCATTACATGATATCCTTGAGGCAGGTAACCACCATTGCGGATAGCATTAATGTCATTGTCTGCAGTTCCAGTTCTTAACTGACTTTCAAGTAATCTCTCTGCAACGAAAGAATATGCAGTTGGAATAATTAACATTGTTCCTTGTGCTGCGATCCTAAGACCACGATCATCTTTCATATCAGCAATATTAATCAAAATACTTTCTAATGAAGTTTCTGATAAATCTGCTGCAGTTGCCAAAGTATTACTTTGATTTCCGTTTTGAGTCGGATGGGATGTACTTAATAAAGATACACCATCACCACCAGTTGTACTTGTCGCATTATTTAAAACATTTGCTGCTTTGATTTCTTTAGTAGAAGCCATAGACCTAGCAAGTGCTTTTGTATAACGTGATGCAATTGATCCATAAAGACCATCTTCCTCAGCTTCTTCAGTAACTGAAAATGCTAATGCGATAGTTTCATGCTGATATCTTGCAGTAAACTGTTGTGAAGCTGCATCATAGGATACTCCTGCACCTTCATCTTTTGTTGGAGCCAAACCAAAACCTGTTAGCAATACATCTTCTTCAAATGCTTTTTGAGAAGTGTTGCTTTCAAAAACTGGTGTGTACTCTGGTGGATACGAATCGTATTCTAAGCCGAACAAGGTGTTTAATCCTGGCTCAAGCATTTTAGCGAATTGTGCTCTATTCATTGCCATTGTTTAAATCTCCCTATATTCCAGCACTATCTTTGAGCAGATGCTCATTGATAAGAACTTCCATTATTGCATTTGCACCAAAGGCATTGTCTGGTGTTTCATAAAGACCAAGAATTTTACAACTAGCAGTTCCTGCTGCCATAGTTCCTGATAATTCAAAACCAGATTGACCTGTAGTAGTAGAACCAGCACCTGCGACTAGGTCACAACAGTTACCTATATTTGTCTGTGCAGTAGTTCCTGCGGATTGTGCTTTGAACACTGTATATGGATCATCATAAACATATGCTATAATATCTGTAGCAACAGTTCCTGATGGCCAATACTGTGAATAAACATAAGAGCCATCTGCTGCAGTATAAGATACTCCACCGAAAACACCTATATTATTTACTTCAGTTGCTGTGTGAGGAGTTAAAACACCACCACTTGTTAAGATAACAACATCTCCTGTGAAGATGTTTTCAGCTAAACCTGAAGTTATAGTATATTTGTTTGCACGAGAGTAACCATTACCACTTAGATGACGGACTGGGATTAACCCAAAAGCAGCATCAACATTTGCCATTTTTTCTTCCTTCTAAGTTTGATTAATCTTCCATGGCAGACATTTGCCTACCACCACTGACTGAACTCTTTCTCTCTTGAAAGATTGGTTGTCCAGCTTTTCTTCCTAAAGCGTCGAGGTCTCCTGCGAGTGATTCATTTTGCTCTAAACTTTTGTTAGCATAATAAGACTTCATCTGCTTATGCTTTTCAATAGGCATTTCACAGAGCAACATGCCTTCAATCCCAATACAACCTTCCCACTGCCCATGATTAATAGTCGGAAACAACTTACTCTTCACTGTGCTAGCAGGGCGAGCTTCCCACCCTTCACGCATTCTCTTATATACGTTATCAGGTGTGTCCTTCCCCTGAATCGAGGTAGCAACCCATCGCTGAATATATCCAGATCTTGGCTCTGGTGCATCCAACAATGCTGGTGGTGTCCAATTAGTTTGAGGTCTTGACTCCTCATCTCGGACACTCTCTCTTACTTCTTGTGCTCTAACATTTCTTTTCTCAGTCATGATTAACTCCTTTGACTTTTCTGTATTTCAGACGCATATTTTTTCAAACCTGCCTCATCATTAATTCCAAGCTCTCTTGCCATTCGTAACTGATCCTGTGTCATACGCACTCTGTTACCTTTATAAGTAGAGCCACCTGCAGTTGGTGATACTGGTTGTCTGCTTTTTACTCTGGTCTTACTTTCAGTAACCTCACTTTCTGATATTAGCTCGGGAAACATATTTCGTAAACGATTATTTAATAAATTATAATATTCGTCTCCATTCTTGTCGTGTCCTTCTAAATCTAGCTGGACATCTATTGCCCTTGCTGCAGCAGTTTCTCTCTCATATCCTTTAGAATTAAACCAGTTATTTTTCTGCCACCAATTCATAGCTTTTTCAGGAGCAGGATTGGTAACAGTCTGTTGAGCACGACCAACTGTAGGTGATACAGCTTGTGTTTGCTGCATCTGTCTTTGTAAGTCTGCAACTCTCATTGCAGCACGCATATCAGCTAACTGCTCAGAAAAGTTTACTTGTGCATCAGTATCGCCTTCTTCAACTGCTTTGTGTAATGCTCTTTTTGTTAATTCATATTTATTCTGAAATTCAGTATTTGCTTGAGCCTCAGAACCTTTTTCTAATCGCTCGAGTCTAGCTTTTAGTTGAGCAGTTTCTTCCTGAGCTTTTTTAGTTTCAAGTTCTGCTGCTCTTCTTTGTTCAGTTATTTTATTTATTCTTGTCTGGACTCTTTTGCTAAGTTCAACATCAGAAGGTTTTTCTTTTGGCTCTTCTTCTTTTTTTGCTTCTACTTTTTCTTCTGTTTGCTCTTCAGCGATCTCTATTTCGAATTCATCACCAGCAGTCTTTCGCTTGGTTTCTTCGATTTCTTTATTTATTTCATCCAATACTGGATTCTTATCTTCTTCCATGGTTGCGTCTCCAAGTTATTCGCGAATTATAAATATGCTGTTACTTCTACACCATCAGGCAAGATAGATGTTATCTCGTCATCATTCAGCAGAAGAAACCTCACACCATTTATTATTAATTTTTGACCAGCATATTTTCCATATGTAACTCTGTCCCCAGCTTTAGGTATGACAGACTGTTTCCATCTATCGCCAGTGTTTCTATCTCTATATGCTAGTTCTCCAACTCCAGCAACTTGACCATGGGCAGTTAAATATGCCTCATTATCTTTAGCTTGTGTTGGCAATAGTATGCCACCTTTAGTTTGTTGCTTGATTTGATTTGGTTGTATAAGTATTTTCCAACCCATAGGAACAGGCAACTGATGTTGCCCAACTGTAGATTTAGACTCTTCGTCAGTATAAATCTTTGCTACTTCATGTTGATGAGGCATGTCTATTCATCTCCTTCGTCTAGTTTGTTTAATGTTTCGTCGATAATAACACAAGCATCTTCTAGTCCTTGTGCTATACCGACGTCTCTTGAATATGATTGAAAATCAGATATCCGACCTTCAATCATCTTCTCGGCTATCGCCGATTTCTTTTCCCTCAGATTTAACTTTATCTTCTTCAGGAGCTCTATCGTGTTCATTAAGACTGCTCTCTCCTGTCATTGAAACTCCAGCTACAAAAACTTGGACATCCTTATTTTCCATAAGATTTTTTAACCATTTTCTTTTTGCCTTTAAGTTTTTTAATTTTTGGCTTAACCATCTTTTTCTTACCATGTTTCATCGTTTTGCCTCCTTTTGATATTAATGATGAAAATTGCGTTCTATTCATTTTAAGTAATTCCTATCAATTAGTAAATATTATTCTTCAGGCAACTGACTTAATGCACCTTTTGTTGCTATACCACCAACACTTAAAAATTTTATTAAATCACCTAATGTACCAACATTTTTAGGTGCTGGATCGTTAGACAATGGACCCTCACGCATCTCGCTATAAATTGGTGTATCTTTCTTAATATTTAAAAACTCATCTACATCTGGCTTATAAGTGACTATGTCTCCTCTGTATGTAGATGGTAACACTTCAACCAAAGATTTATCATATCCTAAATTTTTTAATGCTCTGTTTCTGTGGCGACCTTCATGAAATCTTGCCTGTAATAATTTATTATCTATATTTTCTAAACCAAGTTCTGGGACTCCAGAACCTGTTGAATCTCCTAACAATATTTTATTTCTTATAAGATCTTCTATTTCTTTGACATTTTTATTTACAAGACCCATAGAATAATCATAGCCAAATTTTCTATCAACAGAATCAAGAGGAGCATCATCAGGTAATGGTGCTGCAATCTTTCTAAAATCAGAGGGATTAATTAAGCCCATAGCAGTTTCTCCTGATTGAGCTCTTTTAAGACCACTGTATAAATCCTTCGCTTCAATCATATCAAAAAACTCTGGAGCTTTTTTCTCAAGACTCTTAGCTTTTTCACCAGCTTGTTCTATTAAAGACTCTGGATCTTTACCAGCAGCATACTTTGGTGGCTTATTAAAACGATCTATAAGATTAGGTTGCATCTTACGAGCAAGACTCTCAAACCAGCTTGTTAACATAGGCGATAATATTTTTGATGATGCTGCCATTATTGAACCTGCAACTCAGCTTTATTACCTAAATTCTTTAAGAATCCTCTTAGTTGTTTAGTCATAATTTTAGTTACTGGGAATGCTTCGATTGCACTTAGACCAAGACCGACTGTTGGAGCAATATAATCTATTGGCTTTTCTGCAGCTTGAAACTGATCGACTGCTTCATCAACACCATAAACTAATCCAGCAGGAGTAAAATCTAAGACTCCCAAGCTCTGACCAATATCGTCCATATCTGTACGACCTGTAAAATCTCTTGCAAATCTTAGAGCATTAGCATCTGACATGCCTAATCCTGACAATGCTCCTGTTAAATATTTAGTTGATGTATCTCTTAGTGTATCATCACTAAACTTATAACTTCGATCAGAAGATGCAGTTGGTAACTGATTTAACATCTCCATCTCAGCCATTAGACTTGCCCACCACTTAATTCTTTAACTAATATATTTAGAGTTTCTGTAAAACCTTTATCCAGCTTCTTTGCTGCAGTGGCAAACTTCTTAGGACTTACTTCGTCAGAAGTTAATCCTCTGCGTTCGAGAAAACTCTTTGCTGCTCTTATTTCTGCATTTGCAACCTTTTTTACTTTTGCACTAGCCATATTATGTCCCTTCCTCTAATCCAGACAATGCACCCAAAGCAACAGACCCACCACCAACTGAAGCCAATATATTTCCTGATGATGATTTAGATGGATCGAATTTAGCATTAACCGAACGAACTTTCCCAGCAGGATTAAATAAAACAATATTCTCTATAACTCCTCCTGTGTCAGAAGGAAATCTTTCTTTAACTCCATCAAAACCTGCCATCTCTAATAAATCTTGCAATTCATCTGGTGCTTCCAAATCAGCAGAACCTATCCCAAACATTGAAGTTTCAATATCATCACTTACATTAGGATATCCCATCTCATTAGCAATTTTATTAATAAGTTCTTGATGCTCTTTATTTTCAACATCAAAAATATTATCTGTTTTAATCTTAACAGGATAAACTCTTGCACCTTTTAAATCTACACCTTGAGCAAATGCTTCTCCTGTGGAGTACATACTTGCTTCTTCAGGATCGTCTGTAAAAAAAGACCTGTCATCAAATTCTTTTATATCTGATTTCGTCCCATGATAATAAGTTTTTTTATTAAAACTTTTTAAAAAGTCCTCGACTTTCCTTTGAATAAATTTAGAACCAGCACCCATATCACCATGCCTTACAAGACCAATATCTTGCCTTTGTTTTTGGTCCAGGAGTGTCACAATTATGTCTTGCTCTAAAATTGCTCCTGCGACCTTTTTGATTCTTTTTTATTTTCATATTAGGATCGCCAAATGTAACTCGTTTGACTCTTTCGCCATCCATAACGTAAACAACTGACTTCTTTTTGCCATAAGAAGTTTCACCTTTACCAATACGTCTTGGTTTGTTTAATGTAACTTTCTTGCCTTTGTAAGTTGCCATTACTTACCTTTGTGGACTGTCTGTATCTCAAATGATGCTTTTTTGCTTGCACCTTTGTGTGGTTTGTATCCACCTGCTGGATTTTTCATTAGCTTAAAACCTTTGCCTGATTTCATCCAATGAAAACCTTTTGGTGCTTCTACTGATTTGTTTGCCATGATTATGCCTTTTTCTTTGTTGCTGTTTTCTTCTTGCCTTTTAATAGATCTGCGTCTGCTTTTCTTGCACCACCTTTACCACTTACAAAAGATTTAACTCTTCCCATAGCCCAAGCATTCGCTGATGTCTTTGGTCTACTGCCTGATGAATAGTATGCACCAAGTCCTCTTTTATAAACCTTATCT